AATAATAATATATATATTGCTGTTACTCGGAATGATGGTGGACCATTAGTATATTCATTTAAAATCACAGGTGAACAAATTCTTACATATATACCAAATACACCTGCATATAGAATAACATCGTTATCTTTTGATATCGCATCACCTGCATATATATATGTCGGAACACTAAATACAATGGCACAATCATCTTATCTACAAGTTGTAGCAATACAAATAGGTTCTGCTAATATGGTTAATACTGGTGTTAACCAATATGCCAGAATTGATGGTACTAATTATAATCCTGAAGTAATAGTTGCTACATATCCAAATCCACTTTTTTATATGTCAGTTTGGAATTCACAAACTAATACGTATAGAATTATAGCATCAACTCAACAAAATCAACTTATATCTACTTGGTTTATGGATGACGGTAGTCCACCACCAGATTTATTAGGAGTAAATCAATACGGTGGATTAGTTATAAATGGTACAGTTGCTGGATATAGTGGTATTCAAACATTAAATCCTCAAATGACTCCACCATCATTTGTATTTAATCCGGTAAATGGTTGTGCATCATATCAATATTCAAGTGCTCCAGTTATTGTAACAATTCCAGCCGGTCCATATGATATTTTTACATATCAAGAATTTTTGAATCAAATAAATTCAGCATTTACATCCGCATTTAATGATTTAAAAACACAAAAAGGTGCATTAATATTGCCAACCGAACCACCTTCAATTATTTATAATCCAGAATCAAAATTATTTAATTTAATTGTAGAAGGTCAATATTTAACAAAAAATGCAGATGGTTCAAATCAATATACTATATTTATGAATAATGCTTTATGGAATATGTTTTATTTCCCATCTTCTGGAAAATTTCAATCAATATATAATTCAATTATTTTACAGAATTATGGTTTAAATGCTGTAGCCGGTACTGGTTCGTCTAATATTCCACAATATATATACGTACAACAAGAAAATTCAACAATATACGCCTTTTATGATTTAGTCCGTATAATTGTAGGAACATTAAGAATACCTGTCAGTGGAGACGGAGAAGGTAAAACATTTTCTAATCAAGGGAATTCTTCAAATAATGCTATTAGTATGATTACTGATATAGTTCCTGATACATCAACTTTAACACCTAGTACTGTGTTGATATATATTCCTGCTGGTATTCTTAGATGGTATAATTTGTATGCTCAACAACCTTTTGAAAAAATAGATTTAAATTTACAATATGAAACAAAAGATGGAAATATTTATCCTATACAAATAGTAAATGGTGAATTTTTTAGTGTAAAACTTGAATTTAAGAAAGGTGCTGGTGATTTTTAAATAAAGTTATAAAAATTTAAAATCAACATTATTAATTTTGATTTTAAAAATAATATAAATATATAATATATAAAATGGAATTAGAAAAAGTTCTTGTTATTGACCCAGTGACAAACGTTGAAGAGACTTACAAAACAAAAGAAGTTGTATATAAAAGTAATGTAAATTCATCTTTATACAAATATGTTGCAGATTCTCAATCTACTACAAATATTATTTTTAATAATATAACACCACCTTCTCTTAATACTGTTATCAATAGATGTCTCAAATTAAAATATTCACTTTTCGTAACTGTATTAGGTACCAATAATGCTGCTCCTACTCAAAAGGCTGCCGCTATAGTTGCAGCAACTGGTGCACCACTATTAGCAGGTCCTAGTGAATCTGGTGATATCTTTTTGGCTGATTCACCTTTGCAAACAGCAAGTTCTGCAATAGAATTAAGAATCAACGGTAGTTCTACATCAACTTCTCCACAAGATTATGTACAAATATATAGTCATATGGTTTCAAAAGATGATTTAAATATGTTTTCTACTACATATCCTCACCAAAAAGATAATATGGCGGTTTATTTGGATAATGATGCATTGAATTATCGCGCTCCATATCAATCATTAAATGTAAATACTGATTTACAACCTCGCGCCGCTTCTGTATGGACATACTTAGGACCACAAGCAGTAACAAACGCTGATCAATATAGAGTTGACGTTATGGAAGATTTATATATATCACCTTGTGTTTGGGGTGAACTTGCTAATAAGTGCGCTGGTCTATCAAATATTAATAATCTAACTCTTAATATTCGTATTGCAGATCTAAATCGTGCTGTTAGATGCAAATCCACAAATGCACATCAATTTATAGCCGCCGTTTCCCCGATTACTTCAATTACTACTAATTTTACAAATCCTAATGCTAATGCTCCACCAAGAAATGCTGAATTAGAAATACAATACATAACTCCAGACCCTGTTTTAGCCGCTAAGATGCCGTCTGTAGTTGTATATGATTATGATTATATTCAAACATTTCTTACATCTGCAAGTAATCTACAACAATTCAATACTTCGCTTGTTTTTCAATCAATACGTCTTCCATCAATTCCAAAACGATTATTTATATATGCTAAACCAAGTAAAAGATATATTAATGTAGCCCCGTATGACAACACTGTTCCAGATTTCTTTTTACCACTTGAAAATATAAAAATTACATTTAATAATAGAATTAATTTATTAGCAAATGATATACCACAAACTTTATATAATAAATCAGTAGCAAATGGACTTACTGATTCCTTTTATGAATGGCAATATGGATGTGGTTCAGTTATGATTGTTGATGTAGCAAAAGATTTAGGGTTAGAAGCAGACGAATGTGTAGGTCAGGCAAATAAATATAGCACTTTACAAATTGAAGCAACATTTTCTAATACCAATCTTACATACCAAGGAGTTTCAGCCGCTGGTGTAATGGGCACTCCAGCAGGCTATGATTATTATATCGTTGTTGAAAATACAGGCAAAGCATTTGTCACCGCAAGTGATTGTCAATTCGTTCTCACTGGTCCATCTTCCGCTGAAGTCCTTGCTCTTACATCATCACTTGACAAAGTAGCAGATCAATCAGATCTTGATGGAAAACAAGTAGGAGGTGGTGCTTTTGGTAAAATTGGAAAATTATTTAAATCAGGATTAAATCTAGTTAAAAATATAGACCCTGAACAAGTTGCATCTGGAGTACGTTCTGTACAAAATGCTATGGGTTCCTTAGGATTAGGAGTAGCAGGAGGTGCTATGAAACATAGACGGGTTCATTAAATATATAATTAATAATAATTTAATTTAATTATTATTAAATTTACGGATAACATCATTGACAAATATGACGATGACAATTTTATTTATTATATAAATATAATATATTATTATATTATATTATATGAAATACACAGATTTTGTTAGAGCAAATTATGGGAAAGTTTCTAATTTACCCCCAAAACAAAGAATGGCTAAATTAGGTCAAATGTGGAGAGCATCTGGACATTCATCTGGAAAAGGTGTTGTAGGAGGTGAAGTAGCAGGTGGTGAAGTAGCAGGTGGTATATTTATAAAACGTAAAGGTGGACGTAAAGGAAAAAAAATCAGAGGAAAAGGAATTTTATCTGATGCATTAGGTGCTTTTGGGTTAGGTGTTCCAGAAGGTGATGGAGGAAGTGTTCAAAAAAAACACAGAGGACGTCCATCAAAAGGTAAAGGAATAGTAGGGGGTCAAGTAGCAGGTGGTGGATTATTATCAGATATATTAGGTTCTGTAGGTTTAGGTATGCCAAATGAAATGAAAATGAAACATTATGATAGAATGTGTAAATTAGAAAAAAAATTACATAATGATGGTAAACTATCTCCTCTTGAACATCATAAACTCAAAGTATATCATACATTACACGGTTCAGGCTTTTTTGATTCATTATGGTCTGGTATTAAAAAAGGAGCATCTGCTGTTGCTTCAGTAGTTCCAAAAGCAATTACTGGATTACCACAGGTTCTTAAAGTTGTTCCAGAAGTTGCTAAATTCGTTCCAGCAGTTGCAGGTATAGCATCTAAAGTAGCACCACTTGCCAAATTAGCACCATTAGCAGCAATGATGGTATAAATAATATTTTATATATAAATAATATTTTATATATAAATAATATATAAATGCTTACATACACTTTATTACATCACAATATCAAAGGAGGTAAATTAAAAATATCGACATTAAAAGATTTACTAAACGCATCATATGAACCAAAAGATAATATTGGTGATTTTAAATTAGATAAAGATTTATCTTCTAAATCATCAAAAGTATATTATAATCCAGAAACAAAAAAAACAGTGGTTGCACA